CCCGACGATGTAGCGGCCAGGGTGCGGACCACGTTCCAGCGGCCCCCAGCGCATCCTAACTGTAGATGCAGAATTTTCCCGGTTATTGAGGAACCAAGATAGATGCCTAACATCACTATCAACGGACTGCCCGAACTGTACCGGCGTCTCAACGCCGTAAGCGCAACCAGTCTCCTGGTTCCGCCGATGGAACGGGCAGTCAACCGAGTGTGGCGGCGGCAGATGTACACACAGAGCAACCCGCCCAAGCCCCCCGGCAGCACCTACGACCGGCGCTTCATCCTAAAAGGCTCCTGGACGGTGCGCCCGGTGCAACGGCTGACGGACGGGGTGCAAGGCGTCATTGGCACGAATCTAAAATATGCGCCCCTGGTCAAGTCCCGCCAATATCAACGGGCAATTTTCCGGGGACGATGGCCCACGGTGGAGCAGGACATCGAGGCAGAGCGCCCGGCGATTGAAGCGGACTTTCAGCGAGTCGTGGATCGGGCATTGGGAGGGTAGGTAGATGACAAACACAATCAAAGCACTTGACGACTGGCAACTAGACGTTCTGGGCGTCCCATTCGGCGGCCCGCACAACGGCAAGGACGCCCACGGCGAGTCGTTCGGCACGTTCACACAGTTCCACGATGACAAGTTTGGCTTGCCTCCAATCGTGTATTACCATGGATATGACAGCGACGGCAAGCCCAAGGGGACGCCTGCCTACATCGGCAAGGCGACCAGCCGAGAAGAGCGGCCCGATGGCGTGTGGTTTCGGGTGGTCCTGGACAAGACGAACGAACTGGCCCGGCGGGTCTGGGAGGCTGCCAAGAACGGGATGGCCCGTGCATCTTCGGGGACAATCTCCCACCTGCGACGGGTGGCAAGTGACGGGCGTATCCTCGAATGGCCCGTCGCTGAACTCAGCATCTTTGACACGGACGGCAACCGGCAACCGGCAAACTCCTACGCCGTGGCCTTGCCCGTCCTGAAGGCGATGTACACCGAGGCAGGCTTACCCCTGCCCGTTGACATATTCCCCAGCCAAGAGGCCCACGGCGCAGAGGCATCCGGCACAGATGCAAGCGCACGGGCGGACGGGGACACCGACAATCAACTGAACATTAGTTCTGTGAAAGGAACAAAGACAATGGACCCTGAAGAGATTCAGAAAATGGTCGACAAGGCTTTCAAGGCCAAGCTCGAAGAGCAAGCCGCAGGCGAGCGACTCGCCAAGCAGCAAGCGGAGGAACTGGAAAAAGCGCTCACGATGGCAAAGGCCGAATGGGAAGCTGAGGCGGTGAAGACAAACCGACTGCCGAACTTCGGGCAGGCTCCCGCCGTGGTGGATTCCAGCCACTGGAAGTTTGACCACCTGTCCCCCGGCGAACTGGCGATGGGCATTCAGGTGCTGCGTGAGGCCCAGCGCAAGGGAAACGGCACCGGCACGAGTGACGCTGCTGTCAAGTCCCTGGCCATGCGCTTGGAGTCCTCTGACGCCAAGGGTGACGAGGGCTACATGGAAGCCCGTGGCGTGATGCTGAAGTTCATCCCGGACAGCGTGAAGGCCAACGAAATCGCACAGTCCACCCTCGCCAACTATGGCGATGAGTGGGTAGGTGTGGCCTACGGTACGGAACTGTGGCGCAACATCCGCCAGAGTACCGAGATCCTACGCCGCCAGATGGCCTATGCCGTACCGCAACCGGCGGGCGCTGAGACCATGTACTTCCCCCTGGAAGGTGCTGATCCCACGTGGTATCTGGTGGCCCAGGCTTCGGCCTTGTCTGCCAATCCCGGAGGCGTGCCGACCAACACCGTGACCGCCAGCAAGCTGGGGACCGCCCAACAGTCCCGCACGATGGCGAAAATCGGCGCTCGGATGCTGTGGACCGGCGAACTGTCCGAGGATAGCGTGGTCAACTACGCTTCCGAACTGCGACGCCAACTCACCGAGTCCGGCGCTGAAATGCTGGAATCGTTGATCATCAACGGCGACACGGCCACCGGTGCGACCACCAACATCAACGATATCGGGGGGACCCCTGCGGGTACTGAGTACTGGCTTGGCGTCAACGGCTACCGCAAGCTGGCTCTGGTCACCAACACGGCCAACAGCCGAGACGGTGGGGCCATCACCGAGGCCGACTTTATCGAGACGATCAAGCTGATGGGCTTGGCCGGAAAGAACGCCTTGGGAAGTGATCGGGTTGCGTTCATCAGCGACCTGCACACCTACTGGAAAACGCTTGACCTGACCAGCGTCAAGACCCGTGACGTGAACAGCGCCGCCACGGTGGAGACCGGGCGACTGGTACGAATGTGGGGCTATGACTACCTGCCCAGCGCATTCATGCACTTCCCCAACGCCGACGCCACCTACGGGCTGAAGGCCAACAGCGCCGGTAAGCTGGATCTGGACACGGCCAGCAACAACACCTTGGGCGCTCTGCTTTCGGTGCGCTTTGACCAGTGGCGGCCCGGCTATCGTCGGCAGATGACGACCGAGACGACCCGCATCCCCGCGGCTGACGCTACTGAGATCGTGGCCTTGCTGCGATTCGGCATGATCTACCGTGACACCGAGGCTTCGGCGATTTCTTATAACTTAACAATTTGACATAATTGTTAAGTTGCGGCTACTTGGCAAGCCAACTTTTTAGGGTACTGTGATGAATACGCAATGCTCTCAGAATCTTAGATTTGGACCACCCCATTTCATGCAGGGCCTTGGCGGCTTCAATGCAGTCATCGTTCGTATGAAAATGGGCACGTATTCCATCTTTAAGCTGATCATGATCGTGGCGGTTCATTACCTGAAGATTGTCCGGGGAGTTGTTGGATCGGTTTCCGTCAATGTGATGAACTACTTCATCGCTTTTCAGGGGTCTGCCCAACATCTCTTCGGCAATCGACCGATGCTCATAAATGAGTTTCTTTCCCATCTTGCTTATGATGCGGTATCCAGAACCGGCAACATGGCCACCCTTCCAGTTCCAATGATCTTCCCCGTACAATCTCTTTACGTCGCCTTTGGCAACGGGGGAACTTTGCAACTGTTCAAGTCGCCACGGGCTAAGAGTTGGATATCCAAGATCCTTGTATTGCTTTGTGGTCATGTCGTGAGCGGCCTTCAGGTGTTTGTACGCTATCTGTGTGCTAAAAACTTTCCCGCAAAGCTCACACTTGATCATTCGTTCGGCATCTGACATGTGCATAATCCTTTCGTGTTGGGTTGGCAGTATACACTAAGATTATACACTAAGTAAGTGCTTTGTGTAAGCGAAGGGAGTATAAGACATGAGTGGACTACTCAATCTCAAAAGCGGCTCGGCTCTGGTCTCTGACATCAGCGACCTGACCGCTACGGCTGCCCAGCTTAATGTCATGGCTACCGTCACGGCCACGGCTGCGGAAATCAACACAGTAGCGGACATCTCCGCCTAAGCGGCTGTAGCGGCCAACGGCGATACCCTCGCCGTCACCGCTGCGACTCATGCTGGGAAGGTGATCCAGTTCGGCAAGACGACCGGGACCATCGTCACCCTTCCGGCTGCGACCGGGACCGGACACGTGTACACGTTCGTGATCGGCGTCACGGCGACCAGCAACGCCAATATCATCAAGGTTGCCAACGCCACCGACGTGATGGACGGCTCGCTGAACATCCAGCAGGACACCGACGCAGACGGTACGCTGAAAGTGTGGCGGGCTGATGCGGGCGACGACACGATGACGTTCGCAGGGGCGGCAGGCACAGGCGGCATTGTGGGCGGGCATATTACATGCACCGACTACAAGGCCGGGTTCTGGTCCTGCCAAGCCTTTACGCAGAGCGGCGGCGGCGCAGAAGTCACCCCGTTCTCGGCTACTGTCAATTCCTAACATCTATGTCGGGGGGTGGGCAACCATCCCCCGGTAAGGAGAGTATGACATGAGTGTAAACAAGATTCCGCCCAAGGTTGTAGCGTTGGAAAAGTACGAGGAAACCGGCATCCTGTACTCGGACTTTACGGACCTTACCACGGCGGTAGGCAACTACACGTGCAAGTTCACCCTGCCTGTTGGCTTCAATATCGTTCGGGCAACCGTTGCCAACGTGACCGGCTTCACCGGCGACACGACTGCCGTAATCACCGTGGGCGACGGGAGCGACGTGGACCGACTCAACACCGGGACGCCTTCCGTAGTGGCGACCATCGGCGGCGTTGACTTGGGTGTACCTTCGGGTACAGTCGTCGTGGCAACTGCGTTCAAGCCGGTGTTGACCGTGACCGGGGGCGCTGACTTCACCTCCATCTCGGCGGGGCAGTTGGACATCCAGGTATACGGGTATCAAGTTCTGTAGGCGAGGGGGCAACCATGCAAACAGTGACATTCCTGGTGGATTATCGAGGCCAGTTGACGAATGAGCAGTACTTCACGGCGGGCATGGTTGCCCCGTTCCCTTTTGCGGTAGCGGAGGCCCTTGTCGCAGGCGGGCGGGCGGAGTATCACGAAAGTGAATCCGGCCCCGTGGACAATCCGCCATTTTTGGCTGAAGCCCTTGACGCCTTGCCGGAACCCGAACCTGAACCCTGGTACGACTGGACCCAAGTCAAGGGCGTCTCCACCGAAATCAGACGGGCGCTCAACTACATGGGCTTGACCTCCCCGTCGGCGCTCCTGGCATTTGTGACCATGACGGGCGGCGACCTGACCGACGTCCCCGGCATCGGCAAGGCAAGGGCGGCGGCTATCGTGGAATGGGCAGAGGACAATCTGTAATGGCCTACACCGACACAACCACACTGAAACGATATCTAGGCATCACCGGCACGAGTGACGATACCCTGCTCACCGAGCTAATCGCACGGGCGCAGGCTATCATAGACAGCCACACCCGGCGCACGTTCGAGGCGTCGGCAGACGCAACCAAGTATTTTGACGTACCGGATGAGTACGAATTATATCTCGGTACGGACCTGTGTAGCGTGACAAGTGTCACCAACGGAGACGGGACAGCCGTCACGGAATACGTGACCCTGCCAAGGCGCTCCACGCCATACTATGCCATTGTGCCTAAGGCTCTTTCCGGCGTCGTGTGGACCTACACGACCAACCCCGAAAACGCCATTGCCGTGACGGGCAAGTGGGCCTACAGCACAAGCGCTCCGGCGGACGTGGCGGGGGCATGTGTGCGGTTGGCTGCGTACCTGTACCGGCAGAAGGACAACGCCGGGGAGATGGATCGGGCAATCGTGGCGGGCAATGCGACCATTCTCCCGGCCCAACTGCCAGCAGATGTAATGACCATGCTGCGCCCGTATCGGAGGATGTCCACATGAGTCTCACCGTTGCGCAGATGGTATCGTTGGTCAACGGGCTGACCGTGAGCGGCGTTACTCGAAAATACAACGAACCGCCGACGCAATTAAACACGGCGGACCTGCCGTGCATCTTTCCACGGCTACCGTCACAGTCGGAGACAATCGCCAGCTTTACCGGCTTGCCAGGACTGGACAGCGTGACGGTGCAGTTGGTTGTGGTGATTGAACCGTGGTCGCAAAGTACACACGCCGTCAACTTTGCAGCCGTCGTCAGTTTGATTGACAACTTAACGGCGGCGCTCAAAACATCGGCGGCGGCAAATCAGACAATAGACACGTGGATCATTTCCAGCAATATCACGGACGTGGGGACCGGCGACTATTGGGCAATTGTGGCAGACGTACAAGGGAGCGCATAACATGGCAAGCAGAGGCACAAACGCAAAGATCCTGATTGACGAATTCAACTTCTCGTGCGACACGAACACGCTGACCGTGACCGGAAACGTTAGCGCCCTGGACAGCACTGCCCTATGCGCCAC